GCACGTTGTTCCAGTGCCGCGTGCCTGGCGCCTGATTCCCGGGGACCAGCAGGGTGTCCTTGATGCGCTGCTTCATGTTGAGCCCGCGCACCTTGCTGAACGTGTCGGTCTTCTCGTCGTCGCTTAGCTGCAGGATGCTGCGATCATTGGCGCGCGGCGGGATAGCCCCAGGCACCGGCGTCTCGGACAGGTACGCGTCGCCGACGGCCTTCAGGAACGCCTCACCGTTGGGCACGGTGGGCAGGTTCTCGAAGCCGCCTGACCTGATCTGGTACGCGCGGCCCGTGTCGGGGTGGATGCTGGGCGGCACCACCATGTAGCTCGGCCCAGCACCGGAGCGTCCGTCGCCGCGCACGTCGCCCGCGTGGGCGGCGCGGTTGGTCAGGTACCACACCCCGCTCTGGACCCGATTCGGGCAGCGGAACCAGATGTGTGCCTTGCCCGAGCCCGACTCGACGATGCACGCGCCGCGCAGCAGCGGGTCGCGCGCGTGGTCCAGTACCCAGCGGGCAAACTCCATGTTGTCGACGTCGCCGCAGTAGATCCCGCCCGAGATCTCGCCGCAGATCAGGCCCCAGTTCTGGGTGCCCCGCTCGATCCATAGCTGGGCCTCTTCCCGAGTCACCCGACGCTTCTGGAACGGGCTCCACACGCCGTCCTGCAGGACGCTCAGGTAGGGCCGCTTGTCGCGCGTCTGGAGCGGGATGATGTTGGCGCCCAGCGCCAGGTACCGGAAGGCTATGTGCTCTTGCCCATCCGGCATAACCACTGCGGGCCTACGTTCCTGGGACGGACTCTACGGGGCTGTCTCCTGCCTCGGTGGCCGTCTCATTAGCCGGTGAATTGGCGTCCGACCGGTGCTTGCCCAGGTCAGGGTGCAGCTTCTTATAGGCGTCCAGATCGCTGATCCTGAACATCAGCACGCGGCTCTTATCACCGAGCATAAAGCCGGGTATGCCAACGCCTCCGCCATCGTAGATTGACTTGAGCCGATACACGTACTCGCGGCTCACGCCAAGGTAATCTGCGGCTTCCTGTGCGGGCAACCAGCCCATAAACGAGACCCTGCTGGGTGCTTCTGGCTTAACCGGTGCTACAGCCTGTGTCATACAAACCTCGCTAGAAGTTGGTTCGGTCGACTTGACAATCGACGAGGGCCCAGTGTACAGTGACCCCTGTCATTCGTGCAACAACGCCATGGACGTGGCGCCGTTGTGAGTATGCAAAATCTTGTGAAGGGAGCACACCCCTATCTATGTCTACAGTAGCGTTCTACCCCTACCAGAAAGAGGGGATCGTCCGAGCGTATCACGCCATGCAGGACGACCAGGCACGCGGCGGGTTCTACCTGCAGTGGAAGCCTGGCATGGGCAAGACGCTGGGCGCCATCGCCCTGCACCGCTCGCTCAAATCGTCCCGTACCGTCATCGTCTGCCCCGTCGTAGCACAGGGCGTATGGCGCCGCGAGTTTGCCAAGTGGCTGCCAGGCGTCGACATCTCAACCGAGGTCACAGCTACGGCACAGGTGGTCATCACCACCTACGACAAGCTGAAGGATCCCAAGGCCAGCAACGGGCTGCACCAGCGTACGCTGGGCCGGGACCGACTGCATCGGCTGCAGGGCTGGGAGCCCGATCTGCTGATCCTCGACGAGGCGCAGTACATCAAGTCCCCGTCGGCCAGCAGGACCAGGGCCATGTGGAAGCTGGCAGGGGCCTGCAAGTTCAAGCTTCTCCTGTCGGGCACTCCTGCGCATAGCCCGCTCGACTGGTGGGCACAGTTCAGGGTGGTTGCTCCGCATGAGCCGGTGTTCATGCAGAACTTCACCACCTTCAAGCAGCAGACCGTCGTGCTGCAGCAGGGCCCCAACGGGGCGTATCCGCTGCGAGGTCGGGGCGGCAACCTGATCGTCCAGAAGGACGGCTACGAGCAGTTGATCCGAGCCATGGCGCCGTACGTCCATGCGGTACCCAAGTCGGTGCTCAACCTGCCCGAGCCCATCGTCACCGAGGTGCCCATCACGCTGTCGCCAGCCGAGCGCAAGGCGTACACCCAGATGGAGACCATGCTCCGGGTAGAGCTTCAGGATGCCGAAGGCAACCTGTCCGAGGCGAACGCCACCATCGTGCTCACCAAGATCCTGCGGCTGACGCAGATCGCGGCGGGCCACGTGACCGACGAGAACGGCAACGCCGTCGACATCGGCAAGACCAAGCTCAACGATTGCCTGGAGCTACTCGACGAGCGGGAAGACGAGAAGGTCGTCGTGGCCTGTCGCTTCAGGCGGGACATCGCCCGTCTGGCCGAGGCACTCAAGGAGTCGGGCCGACCCTACCGGGTCATCGACGGCAGCGTGTCTGGCGGCAAGCGCACCGAGGCTGAGGACTGGTTCCAGAAGGAAGACCACAACGGGGTGATGATCCTGCAGTACCAGGCTGGCGGCGTGGCCATCACCCTGACGGCGGCGAGCAGCATCATCATGTACACGCTGACCCCGAGTGTGATCCAGTGGGAACAAACACTCAGCCGGGTACATCGAATCGGCACGACCACCCACGTGCAGGTTCTCTACCTGATTGCCGAGCAGACCCAGGATGAGATCATGCTGGCAGCGCTGCGACGTGGGGCGTCTGCCGTTGATATGGCGAGGCTCCTGCTCAAGTACCTCAAGCGCACCGACGGCGGGGCGCCCGAGGTGCTGGCAGAAGACGAGGCGGCAGCCTGATGGCCAGCCCCCTCGATGCCCTGGCCTTCAGGGAGATGTACGGCAGGACGCTGCGGCGCCCTGACCGGGGCTACTCGCACGCCTTCATCGTCGCCCCGATCACCGACAGCATGACTGCCGCTGAGCGGGAGCGCATGATCGAGATCGTGCGGCAGAGCCTGTATCGCTGCATCGACTACGGCGAGATCTTCTACGTCTCCTCTGAGATGACGGCGTTCCTGCAGCGCGTGGTCGACACGCACCTGAAGGACCGCACGATGTTTCACGTCGACGTCGGGGATATCCCCAGCCTGACCGGGTTCGTGTACTTCGACGGCGACATTCAGATCCCTACCATCTACAGCCCGACGGGCACGCAGCCTCTGCGCGCCATCCTGTGGGACCAGTATGCGTACGGCCCACCGCAGCGGGGCTTCGAGAAGACCGTCAAGACGGGAATGTACTTCGGCGGGACCGAGGGCAACCTGCCGATGGAGGCTGCCGGCAAGGTGCTGTACACCGTGTGCGAGACACCCAACCGCGAGCAGCGTAGCGGGTACGGCCCGTGGAAGCCGCGCCACTGGATCCCCGTCGAGTTTGGCCTGCGCATCGACCCTGGAGAGGCCGTCAACACCGCTCAATCCGACCTGGCCTATCGAGACCTAGCGCTTACCCCAGAGCAGTTCGAGCGAGACGAGCAGGACACACAGACGGCGATGCTCATCGTCTTCCGCCTGCTGACTGCCTGGACGCGGGTCATCAAGACCGAGATCCCGGTACTCCACCCTGCCGATGCTGCCCACGACAAGGTCATGCACAAGGAGGGCAGGCCGCCGGCTCAGGTGAAGGTGACTCACCTGCGACGCTACGCTGAGACCCCGCCGCACGGCATGGCCGAGGTCGACTGGGCCTACCGCTGGGAGGTCAACGGCCACTACCGCAACCAGCGCGTCGGGCCTGGCAAGCAGTACACGCGGAAGGTCTGGGTCCGAGGCTACATCAAGGGGCCGGCGGACAAGCCCCTGGTCATCCGCGACAGCATCACGAGCCTGGACCGATGAGCCGCCGCAAGCGCGCCCCGCTGATGACCTTCGGTATGCCCAGGCCGTGCGTCGACTGCCCCTTCCTCGAACCGCGCGACTTCCCGCTGCACGGCCTACGTGCAGCGGAGATCGCCGAGGGCCTGGAGCACGGCACGTTCGCCTGCCACAAAACCCTGGAGCAGGTGCCTCAGCAGCACTGCGCCGGTGCGCTGGTGATCATGGCGCTCAACGATGATTGGGGCGACATGCAGCAGATCGCCATGCGGATCGGCCTGTTCGATCCCAGCAAGCTGGACCTGAGCGTCCCCGTTTACCCCACGTTCGACGCGTTCGTGCTGGCCAAAGGCGGCACGCCCCGTCCCTGGAGGGCTCGCCGTGCCAAGAAATCCTGACTGCCGACTGTGCCCTCTCGGGGGCACAGTGTTGAATACCTGCGTCTGGGGTGAATGGTGGGGCGACGTCGAGTACACCGGCCCCGCCGTGATGGTCGTCGGCATCAACCCTGGCGGACGCGAGGACGCCGAGGGGCGCCCGTTCATCGGCCCGTCTGGGCAGCTACTCAAGGAGGCGCTGCGCCAGGCTGGGGTCAAGCGGGCCTACCTGACCAACGCCTTCAAGTGCTTCGCCGAGCCCGACATGGCGCATGCCCGAGCTTGCGCCGGCTATCTGGAAGAGGAAATCGCGGATGTCAAACCGGTTTTCATTCTGGCTCTGGGCAACGTTGCCGTGCAGCGACTGCTTGGCAGGGGTACGGTTGGCCAGGTTTCGGGTAAGGAAACTTGGGCCGCTAAGTATGAGGCGTGGGTACTGCCCGCATTCCACCCGGCTGCGATCCTTCGTGATCGTGGTCGGGAGAATGCCTGGCGGGCCGACATCCATCGCTTCGGGCGCCTCGTTCGAGGAGATCTGGAGCCACCGCCGAATACCCCACCGGTACGTGTCGATCTGGTTTCAACTGGCGGGCATCTCCGCGCACTGGACACGGCGCTTCGGACTGAGCCTGCCTTCACCTACGACTTCGAGACCAACGTCACCCCAGGCTGGTGGCACAAAGACTTCACGGTCTACACGATAGCCTTCAGCTTCACGGGGCAGGAGGCCATCTGCCTGCCCATCGCCCACCCCGACGTCGACGCCACGTGGACCGAGCACGTGGTGCGCTGGATGCGCGAGCGGGCCCAGCCGCTGATGGAGGAGAGCGGCATCCGTCGGACGGTGCACAACGGGATGTTCGACGACCTGGCCTGGCTCAGGCAGACGGGCAGGCTTAGCCGGCCCACGTTCGATACGATGCTGGCGCTGCAGCTTCTCGACGAGAACGCCCCCAAGTCCCTGAAGTGGGCGGGCCGTGCCCATCTCGGCTGGCCCGACTGGGACATCAACGCGAAGAAGTACCACAGCCTGGCGGATCTCTATCCGTACAACGGCTACGACGCGGCGGCGACGTTCCTGCTGCAGGAGATCCTGGCCGACAGGCTGCGCGACGAGCCGGTGCTGCTGCGCTACTTCCTCAAGCTGGAGATGCCCAAGCTACGTGCGCTGCAGCGGATGGTGGCCCGAGGCATCTACGTCGACAGATCTGCCGCCGCCCGGCTAATGCGTGTAGCGTGGCGGGAACGCGACGCCGCCGACGCCCGACTGCCAGAGGGCCTCAATCCAGCGAGCCCACGCCAGGTAGCTGCCTGGCTCTACAACGATCTCAAGCTGCCCGTCATCACCATGGGCAAGCAGCACCCCAGTACAGACGAGGCGACCATCAAAACGCTGGCTCTCAACTACCCAGGTGCTCGTGCCATCCTCGATGCGCGCCGCCCGAGGAAGAAGATCACGACGTACTTCAGGCCGATCAACCGCATGACCAAGCAGAGCTTCGACGGTCGCCTGCACCCGGACATGCGGACGACCAGCGTCGAGACCGGTAGGTTGGCTGGCTTCTTCCATACAACGCCGAGGGACACCAGCGTACGCCCCGTCTTCTCGGCGCCGCCAGGCATGATCCTGATCCAGGCAGACTACCGCCAGATCGAGGCTCGCCTGTGTGCCTGGATGGCGTGCGGTCGGCCCGACAACTGGGACGGCATGCCCACCAACACCATGCTCGGCATGTTCTTCGGGGGCATGGACATCTACATCGACTTCGCTGCCCGTGCGCTGCGCAAGCACACCAACGACGTCACCAAGGAAGAGCGCCAGATCATGGGCAAGGTGCCGGTGCTAGCACAGTTGTATGGCATCTCTCCGCAGGGGCTGAGGGAGTACGCCTGGAAGGCGTTTGAGATTGCCTGGTCCGAGGCGCAGGCCACCGCACTGTGGACGCTCTTCCGCCAGCGCTACCCGGAGTTCCCCGCCTGGCATCGCCTGGCTGAGGCCAAGCTGGTCCGGCGAGGCTACACTCAGACGCCCATCGGTCGCATCCGCCGTCTACCCAGCGCGCAGTCGTACCAGAAGGATGCTATCCGGGCGGGCATCAACGCCGAGCCGCAGTCGCTGGCGTCCGACATCACTCAGGATTCGCTCATCGCACTGGATGCGCTGGGCGCCCGTGTGGTGGGCGACATCCACGATGCGCTGCTCATCGAGGTGCGCCGAGACCGTGGCCGCAGAGCCGTCGAGGTGATCAGGCAGACCATGCTGGACGCTCCGACCAGGCTGCGTGCGCTGGGCCTGTGGCTACCCGACGGGCTCATCGACGTGGAGATAACAGCAGGGCCCTGGGGGCTCGGCAAAGAGATCAAGCAGTCCAAAATATCCACACCTTGACAATCGAAAATTGCCCGTGATATGGTTCTAGAACCTGTCGACCGACGACGTTGATGTTGCAGTAGGAACGCCAGGTAGAAAGGAATAGAGTGGACGTAAGCTTGTCTACGACGGCGTTCAACGATGCTGCCCGCTGCTTGAAACGCTATGAGTACCGATGGGTAGAGAACCTTGTCCCGAAGCCACGGGACGTTCGCCCCGCCATGCGGCGCGGGGTATGGCTGCACCGCTGCTTGCAGTTGCACGATCAGGGAGAGATGTGGACGGGAGAGCTAGCGCTGATGGGGCGCTGGGCTGTCGACCACGGGGTGCCTGAGAGCGACGTGCTGCAGACCATGCGCGAGACGTACGAACTCGTGCAGGATTACATCGCGTACTGGGCTGGCCACGAGGAGAGCCCGGGACCGTGGCGTACCGACGCCACCGAGGTCAAGGTTGACTGGGAGCCCCAGCCTGGGGTCAGGCTGACCAGCACCATCGACTGCCTCAAGCGCGACGCCAGCGGCAAGCTGTGGATCTGGGAGCGCAAAAGCACCGCTGACATCCCCGACTCGAACTGGCGGGGTGTCGATCCGCAGACCATGCTGCAGTACATCGAGGCCCGTGCCCGTGGCTTGCAGATCACGGGTATCGTCTTCGACTACATCAGCACCCGCCCCGGTACGGCGCCCCGTGTCACCCAGAAAGGCGCGCTGTACAAGGGCGACGAGGACAAGCAGGTGCGCGGCAGGGCCTGGGCCCAGACCGAGCAGGAGCTTCGTGCCAAGGGTGCGGCGGAGAGCTACATCGACGAGATGCGCTCGCGCATCGTCAGCGACGGCTCGTGGTTCCAGCGCTACTACACCTTCCGTCCCGACGACAACGCCATGCTCACCCTGCGGGACGTCAGCGAGACGCTGCGCCACGTGGCCAGGGCAAGGCAGGCCAACTACTACCCTCGCTCGATCAACCTGCTGGACTGCCGCCTGTTCTGCCCGTACGGCAAGCTGTGCATGCGGGAGTATGCGTTGGGCCGCAAGAGCGAGGCGTACCGAGAGGAGTACATGACACCCGGCACAGACGACCTGTACTACATGGGCAGGACGGACGTCGAATGACGCTCACCGACCTGTTCGTCCCAGCCGAGAAGATCACCGCCCTGACCCGTGTCAGGATGGGCATCTACGGCCCCAACGGGGCGGGCAAGACCACCTTCGCCAGCACCATCCCCGCCACCGAGCGAGTGCTGTACGTGAGCGTCGACGACGAGAACATCCGTCCCGTCGCCAGGCTCAAGCACTTCCGGGTGGTGAAGGTGCGCCGCTGGAACGATCTGCTGATCGTCTACCAGGCGCTGGCTCACCCCCAGAACAAGATCACCGCCGTGGTGTGGGACACATGGTCTCGCATTCAGGATCTCGCCGTGGGCAAGGTCTGCAACTACGAGCCCAGCGACCCAGCCAAGCTGAGCCAGTACATCAACGCCATCCCGAAGAACCCCAGCGACTGGCGGGGCTGGGGTCAGGTCGGGGCGCTCTGCTCTGAGTGGCAGCGCAACTTCAACCTGCTCCCCATCCACATGCTGTACCTGCTGCAGGAACAGGACCGGGTGAGGGATATCGAGGAGGACGTGAAGACGGGGCCACGCCTGACGCCAGAAGCGCTCAAGGGAATCAGGGATTCGCTCGAACTGCTGGGACGTCTGTACGTGGATCTGCAAGGGCCCGACCCTGCCGGTGCGAACGGCACCGCTGGCGAGCCGCTGATGCCGAGCATCGACTTGCTGGCTCCCGTCGACAACCACAACCAGCGCATCGAGGCCAACGTCAAGGAGGTACGTCGGCTGTTCATCGGTCAGCACGACCGGTACATCGCCAAGGGTCCGACACATCTGCTGGGCAGGGTGATCACCGACCCCAACTGGGACAAGATCGTCCCGCCGCTCATGGCACAGGTGGCCTGATGGCCGACGCTGCGCCGGTGGTGGTGAACATGAACGCTCAGTGGACCAGTGGCTCGTCCACCATGAGCGTCACCATTTCGTTCGGAGCTACCGACCTGGCGGATGCGCTGGCGCTGATTCACTCAGCGACCGACGCCGCACCGCTGTTCAAGGCTTCCCTTGAGGAGGAGCAATAACCAT